ATGATAGATCCTAGTTTGAGTATCAATCAAATAAAATCTATCATATTAAAAGGTATTAGAGATAATAAAACCTCTATTAATAAAGCTTTAAAAAATGGAAAATCAATAAATGTTTATACTTCAAGTGGTAAAACATCTTCTTTCTACCCTAATTAAAAATGGAGGGCTATGTTTTGAGAATTACAACCTTTGCTTATAATATACATTTGAATGACTTAGAATATAATTACAAAAATAACCAATTAACATCTGAAGGGCGAAGACTTTCTCTTATTCCAATCGGTGCAGATTTTAAAAAAGTTGAATTGTTTAGTAATGAAGATAATGAAGGATATTTTGAAGGTAGTATTTGTATTGAAGACAGTGGAAATATAATTGTAGACAAACATGTTCAGACTGGTGACTTATATATGCTATGGTATGATTTATATCAAGCAACTATTATGAATGAGTATATAATTTCATATTTAGATGTAGATTTTGAAATTTATACATTTAAAAAAGAAAATAATATTGTTCTTACAATTTTAGAAGAAAAAGATAAACGTACAACATATTCATTACCTTTAAATGAATTCAATCATGCTGTAAAAGAAGGATTAATTGAATTTTATAATCACTTGAATCATGATTATATGCGTAATGACTTTGATAGTCCATACTACTTTAAACTTAAAGATATTTATACTGATATTTGTTAGTTATATCTTATTTACTAGTAACCCCAAGAGAAACAGACATATTCGTTAATGAATATGTCTGTTTCTTTATTAGTTATGCGACCTTACGACACGTAGATTGTTTAAAGACTTTTGAAATCAAGCGTTCATTAAGTACTCAAGGTTGACCTTATGATAATGCAGTTGCAGAAGCAACGATGAAACTGTTGAAATTTCATAATTAACTTCTTTTATGTGGATTATTATCAAAATTATAATTTATATTTTTAAACTGTTCTATAACTTTTCTTTTTTCTAACTTTCCGTCTTTAATATCTATAGGGCTGTATACTGTAGGATCAAACACCTTACATCCACTTTTAACCCATTCTTCTCTCGATAATTGGTGTGACTTTTCTACAGCTTCTTTATCATTTAAAGTCTCATAATTAATGCTTGGATTATCATAATCATCAACACCATATTCAAAACCACAACAAGCACATATGACATTGCTACCCGCAAAGTCTTCGTAATATGGAGTTTCATCTAAATCTAGGTAACCACAAACACAACAAGTAAATATATTCATATTATTCACCTACTGTTTATTAAAATATAAAATAACCCTATTATTTTTCAAGTAAACAAATGCAAGATGTTAATGAAGTCTTATATGTTCTATGCTTCTTTTCATATACTACTCCAAGTCCACAATACATTTGTTACAAATATTACTTTTTCTTTGTCTTTTCTTATGTAATAAAGTATATCAAATTTATCATTTTCATCTAAATTAGTATAATCTACAAAGTTCATTTCTGTTATAGAAACCATGCGTGTGAACTTCAAACCAAATTTACTTTCTATTTGTTTGAGATAATTAGGAATTTTTCCTGAAGCTTCCTGCCTGAGGTTTAAATTAAAATCATTACTATCGTCACTTATAATTATATGACTATCCAAAATATTTAGTTCATCTATCACATACATAAAATTTGCATCCTTTGGAATAGAATGTTTAGTATTTTCAATTAGAACATTGATAATTTGATATTCTTTCCCATTGATATCTTCATTCATAAAACCTATTTGCGGAACGTATAATTCTATATATCCATTATATTTAATAAAATTTTCATGATAATTATCCAAGGTTGATTTAAATATTTTCTTAAGTCCTCTATGTTTTTTCATATACTCTCACCTTTTATAATTTTATTCTACCTTTTATAATATTTCTACATGACAATAAACCTATTTTATACCATTTTAGCAAATTATGTTAAACTATATTATGATTGTATAAAATTAATAGGAGTTTTATTTAGTCAAATACACAGGTAGAAATATAGGTGCTAAAATTCTATAAAATAAAGCGACAAGTACAATATTAGTAGTAAAAAATAATCCTGTCGTAACTTCATATATACAAAAAAAGAATGTATAAAAGGACACAAAAATATGGAAAAAAAGTTCGTACTTAAAGATAGAGACTATAAAGAAAATAATATAGCTCTTATATTAGTGAAAAAGGAAGAAAGAGATGTATGTACTGTATATAACTTGATAATAAGTTATGACAATAGGAATGTTTCAAAAGAAATCGCGTTATTCGAAGAAGATATACTTTTAATGAATACATATAAACTTAAAAATACTCTCAACTTTCTATATTTTACAGAACCAGACTTATCTTTCACAATAATTGATTTAGAGGACGGTATTCTTGTTTACATTAATTTGGACTCCGGAATTGAATACTCAAATATAGCTACAGATTCAGGATTATCAATAAGACTTAATATCACTTATGATTCTTTTACAATATTCTTATCATCCATTACACTTTAATCAAACCTTTATTATAGAACATTTATCCTATAATATCAGAACTTACACGATCTTTGAAATATTGATTCCATTTAAAAAGGGAGAGAATACTAGATTCTCTCCCTTTTTAGATATTTGATTTTGATTATATATTCATTTTGTTTAATACCTGGCATTTACTAGATAAATTCTATTTGTCTTTGATTTAATAAGTAATATGCACCCTACTTCTATTAATACTGTTTCATAAATTGGTCACGTTCCCACTCAGACACCTGCATACGGTTTATGCATGCACAGTTCATAGCAGTATATAGCCGTATAAAATGCTGATTTAATAGTTTTTATATAAATAAAAACACATACCTATTTATAATTTTGTGTCCTTTAATGTGTCCCGAATCATTCATTAAGATTTTGGGACACATATACTTCAATTTAATCCATGTTAAAGTAGTTTTTTAGTTCAATACTTATTAAATTGGCGTGAATTAGAGTTTATCAACAGTATGCGCATAGTTATCTAAAAAATTCTTGAAATATTCTTTGAGTATATTATTTTCTTTTTTACCTATACTTCCAACATTATATATACTTTCAACACTAACTTGTCTATGTTTTTTCAATTCTGAATTAAATAATCCTATTTTATAGTCTTCAGTAAGATTATTTTTTACATCAATATTACTAAAATAGTTTCTTCCTATATACATAGATGTCATTAACCTTAATAAATTTTCATTATCAAGTTTTTTTAAATAATTTCTTTTTAAATTATTTTTTTCTTTAAATCCATTTAGTGTGTCTAAACTATTTTCACCAGCAACATTACTCTTATTAATTTCAGAATTACTTTCTAATTCACTATCAAGAACATCGATAAAATCATTAATTAAAACTCTTAGATTATTACTCATTTTATCTCTCCCTTTTTTATTAAATATAAATATATTATACAGTATTATAATAAAAAAAGCCCTGCACTCGGTAATTGAGTGCAGGGCTTACAATTTATAACATTTTATTCACTTTAATCTTTTGACCAACTTTAATTAAGTTCGGTTTGATGCCAGTATTAAGTCTAAAGACATCGTTTGACTTCAATCTATATTTTCATCATTTCTACTTATTGTGTCTACAGGTTTAACTACATACTTTAAAGACACTAATGTTGATGATAAGGTAGTTACTTTTGGTGGAACTTTTTTAATAATGTGGGCACAGTAGAAAGCACCTTATCTTAAATGATAGGTGCTTTTCGGCTATTTAACCGAATATTTGAAAATTCGGGTATATGCCCGGAATATAAAAAAGCCCCACACTCTAATTTGAGTGCAGGGCTGATTTCTTACTTATAGATTTCTCTTACTCTTAATCGTTCATGCCAGATCCATTCATTATGGTTATTCCAATAGATACGACACCAACCATCGATTGCTTCAAATACGTAGACTTGAGTTCCCGCTCCGTAACTATAGTTGTTATGGTGGAATTTATATTTTCCTGCAGGACCTGTTCTGAATGCTGACGTTGCTCCTAAGTTATCGACAGTTGCCATGAAATAAGCGCTTGTTGACCATTTAAGGTTTTTAGGTGGAATACTACCAATTTTTAATAATGGTGTTGAATTGACCTTAGTTTCCTTAACAGTAACTGCTGCTGTTTGTTTGATAGGTGTACCATCGAATTTAATTCTGATGAAGTAACCGATACCCGAGCAATCGTCCCAGCGTAACGCTGCACCTGTATTCGCCATACCGTCCCAATTTTGCTCTAGGATAGTGCAACCGTTAAGGTTACCTTTATCATATACGATACCAATATGTCCGTATTGATTATCGAAACGTCCTCTAGTGAACACTGCAACGTCTCCTACCTCTTGTTGAAAATCAGGTGTGTTTCTATATACTGTAGCTTTGCCATCAAAATCGTTATTAGGTGCATCTTTAGCATCTCCCCACATTCTGATACCTGTAGACCAATAAACGAAGTCTACTGCTAAATCCATGCACTGCATTCCATAGTACCCATCAAAATCAATCTTACGTCCAACATACCAATTTAAACGCTCATGCATTTGATTATAAGTTTTAGCCATAATTATTTCCCCTCCATTTTTTCATTATTATCTTCAATATCTAATACATTCTTAAATTCCTGTGCTTGTTGTGCATTGCGAGTAATATTGTTATTTCTCCAATAACCCCACGCAATCGATCCAATTAAGAATAAGTCACTCAACGTTTGATAGATAAATGTTTCGTCACTTTTAATTAATGGCTTTCCATAATGCGCTAGAGCAGAATTGATTAATGCGATTAATAGCACGACTAAACGTGTCAAAGCTAACTGTAATTCTTTATTCATTTATAAATTCCTCCAATTAAAATAAGCATCAGGCTATCTGCCTAATGCTTATCATTTATGTTTTAACATCCTCTTACTATTTAGCTTCCTGTACGAATGCGGTAAACATTCTTCTTAGTTCTGTGATAATTTCCTTTTCTGGACGAGATTCTGAATCCTCTCCCCATAGCGTAAGTAACGAGCCACAAACATTTCTTATTTTTGCTTCATACGTTACGTCTCCTATAACATTAAATTTATCAATCCCTGAATACTGTTTCATGTATTCCATATCCTTCTTCGAATCTAACGTCTTTGCACTGAACGTCTGGGTGTAAAAGTTTCCGTTATAGAGTTTGAAGTTATTCATTATATCATCAGGAGATACAGTACCTTTTAGACTTTGTTGCCAATAACTGAATCTTAAACTGTCTCTCATCCCAGCATCTAAAGCCATTTCTAGAAACTTTGGGGTTACTTGATCGTTCCATATCACCGGTATATAGTTGTGAGATTCAACGTGTTTGAAAAGATGTTCCATAAACCAAAAAAGCCATTTTTGATTACTTATAGCAGCAGGCACCTCATCCATTCCAAGGTGAAATATCTGTTCCCCTTTATATCCAGGAATTTTGAATGCATCTGCAATCTCGTCAATCATATTCTTAATAAATTTAATAGGCTCTCCATCGTCCCAATAGTTAACAGTGTGTTCATCAAAATCAGAGACCACCCTATTGTATCTCTCTTCATCATTAAGTTTGAGTAGATTCAACCATCCCCCTGAATGCGAAGGTATGTCTAACACTGGGATGATCATCACATTACGTTCATATGCGTATTTACACAGATCATTAATTTCTTGCTTTGAATACACTTTATAAGGTGTCTTCTTAAAAAGATTCATCTCCACCCTAAATGCTTCATTATCTGATAGGTGCAGAAAGAGTTCTTTCTGTTCATTTTCGTATACAATATCTACTACTTCATACAAAGATTGCATATCGTAATATCTTCTTGCTACATCTAGATATATAGATTTATTAACCTCAGTCATCATTTGAATTCTCCTTTTAAATAAGATGTTTGATCCAACTGTTTAAGATATCTTTTCTGCTTTTATAGTCTTTATTTCTTGTTTAATCTCTTCATTCTGATTAAACAATGTCTTCATTTGTTCATCTAACCTCACAAGAATCGCATAGTTATTCTCAACATTAGTAAGTCTAGTATTGATATTCTTATCTTCTTTTTCAAGATACTCCAGCTTGCTTTCAACCAATGTCACTCGTCTTTCATTTTCTTTAGACTTAGACATAACCGTCATTACGAATCCAGCCATCGGCAGAGCGACTGTTACGATCCATCTCAAGATTGCATCTTCCATTTTTCACGCTCCCGTTTTCATTATAAAGTTTCCTCTTCTACGACTACTTCCCCATTTTCATCAAAATCTTTACGTAACCTATCAACTTTATCTTCGTTCTTTTGACTTCTATCGTTTAGTTTATCAAGACTGATGTCGATGTAATTCATGATAGCAATCCAGCCTTCAGTACTTAAATTATCTAAACGATCAATAAACTTCTTTATCACAAGGCTATCAACTCCTTTTTAAATTTATTTATAATAAAAACCCCTAATCTACATTTGAGATTAGGGGTTGGATATTATTTAGCTATTTATTGATTCTGTTGTTGTACGATTATTTCTCTGATGAATTGTTTACGTTCTTCTAAGTATTTTTCTCTATCCTTTTGTTCAGTTAACTTTTCTATTAATGGGGTTTTAATATTAAATCCTTTATTAACTACAAAATCGAATGAACTACGTTGATTATTAGAAATTTTAAACATTATTAAACACCCTTTCTATTTATCCAAAAGAATATGATAAGAGAATGTGTGTTCTAAATTCTTAATAATCGATCATAGTACGTGTTAGCAATGACATGGCCACCTAATTCATTAGGGTGCACACCATCATCTTGCATGAGTCCATTCGCATTTGCAGTAGCAAAATCTCCTAGATTATCGTATAGACTCAAGAATGCACAATTTAACTCTTGGGCTACTTCTCTAATTGCTGTGTCGTACTCTTTCATCGTATATTTCTTGCCTGTTAAGTTGTTTCCTGAAGGACTGCATAACGTAACGTCAATTCCGGGTTTTCCTTCACGCACTCGACTAACAATTTCTTTAATCTGATTCTTGAAGTCTGCAAGTTCTACGTTAGCACTCATATCGTTAGTACCTAACATAATATTAGCTGTCTGTATGTTCATCTTAGCGAATTGAGTTATCCAGTTCGTTCTATCGCTCGCCACAATATCACTTGCTTTTAGACCACCGTTACCAACACAATGAACGACTACACCTTTTTCGCCTTTATAGCTTACTGCGTTTAGTAGCGTTGTCGTGCCTGTCAAATGCTCGAAATTGATTTTATGTTTAGCGAGTGACATGTTCAGAACTACTTTATCTGTTGTACTACTATCAACAGTAGTCCACTCTCCACCATCAACGTTATAACGCCATGTACCTGTCTGCTTTAAGAAGTTGATTTCAATATAATCACTTTCTTCACTGATATTGATGATTGCAGTATCTCCTGTAGTTGTTGTTTCAATCATAGAAGTATTGATGCTCTTCGCAGTCGCACTATCATATGGAGCATCATAATGTTTCCACGCACCTGTCGTACCAACTGCAACCGCACCATTCCCGTATTCATTATTAGCGAAACTAATATATCCGATTCCACCATCGCCATAGATAGCTTTCAACTTTTCTCTTAAAGGTTTAGCGAATCTAGGTTCGTGGTCTGTCCATGAATCGCCTAGTAAAATAAGTTCGATACGTGTTGATAATCCACTTTGCCACTTTGCAACCTGTGCATTAAATTTACGTAATAGATTTTTACCAAAGCTATCAGTATATGTCCCACTCTGTTTTATGAGCGACGGATCAATATACTCTTCGAATTTCTGATATGTCGGAGGTAATGTCGCACCTTTTACTAACATGAACGTACTTAAATCAGCATTTAAGCACGATACTCTTACATATACTGCGTTTGCAGGAGTTGTAAATGTTTGAGTAGATGTTGTAGTCGTACTGATAAACGTCTTATTCATATCATAAAAAGCATAATAAGGTAATGTATTATTTTTAATATACTGCGTTGAAGGCTCAATAACGATATAGTCTGATGCACTATAGTTCGTATTCGTACTTAATGCTCCTGAAAAGTTGTTGACATAGTAACCTGTATTAACTTTCGCTTTATTAAATATGTTAGTACTTACGATAAAGAACGATAATTTTTGTGGAATGATAGCAGAATTTTTTATATTCGTCCCTGAAATAGTATTGGGTGCGATTTTATCTCCTGTCACAGTCTCAGGTTTTAGATTAGGAGTTAAATATTCTATCTTCACTTCATAATCACTATAGCTAGTTGATGTAGTACCTAATTCTATTTGATACATAGTATAATCATATCCTGCTCCAGCACTTTTTGTAACACTCGAAGTATCCATGAAATATGCATTTGATGGTGTAGTGAAAGTTCTTGGTGTAGTAGGTGTTGTTGTACGAGCTAATCCACTTATAAACTTGCCTGACGCATCTTTAAATACAACCACATCTCCGTAATTTTGAGTGAATACTTGATTTGGTAAAACCTCGATATTTTGCTCTGTTACATAAGAAGTATGGTCTACTAATTTACCAGTCGTTCTGTCTAAAAGTTTACCAATTTGAACATTATCTTTATTAAAAATATTCTTTCCGCGCTTTAGAAAGTTAGTCTTTAAAAAACTTACTGCTCCGTTAGCCAGTTTAGGCGTTGTCACTCCTTCGTCACCAACTACTGCATTGACAGGTGCATTCCCCGCAATTGCTTTAATAGCATCATCCGATAGATATTTCAATCCAATCTTTCCGAGATTTGTATTAATATCAGATACAGTCACTTCGCCTTTTTTGACGTAGCTAGTAAATTTAGATTGATTCTCTTTAGATAACGCTTCAGAACTCTGAATACTATTTATTAAATCGTCTGAGATATACTCCTTAGTGATTTTTCTCTCTCTAACATCTAAATCATTGACTGTTACTTCACCTTTTTTAATGTAATTTACGAAGTTATCTGAAATACTATTGAAGCGATTCATCACTTGTTGTGTAACAACTTTTAATGCTAATTCTGTAGGTATAGATTTAATGACATTAATTAATTTACTATTATGTGATTCTGAAACGAATATTTGAAAGTCATCATCTGCAGGGAACTTAACACCTGAAAATGTTGTAACTTCTAATTTGTGTGTGTAAGGAAGTAGTTCATTGACAATTTTAAAACTTAATACTCCATCTACTATCTGTTCGTCACTTACTTGTCTTACCTCTCTCGAGATAGCATCATAAATAGATACAGTGCACTTTTCATTTAAATCAGATAGAAGCGTCCCATTGGAATCGCATAGAAGGACCTCTATCGGACTTGTATTATCCAATTGTTTTATCCTAATGAAATTGTGAAATCTATCTTTAGTCTTTATCGAGTTAATGTTCATCTTATTCCTCCACTTCTTTCGAGATTACCACTGGTATAATCTCCTTTAGTTTTGTTACTTCATTAAGTTCTTTTAACGTTAAAAGAGTCATACCAGCTTTCACTGATACAACTCCGTCTTTTACTTCTAATTTTTCTGATTGTCTTGCTTTCTCTTCATCAACTATGATTGCTCTGTCGTAGTCATCATCTACTACGAGATTCAGTCCTGCTTTGACTATCCTTTCTTCTCCATCGATCATCTTAGTTAATACTGACCAGGCTTCCATATCATCCCTCCTAATAATCTGTTGTTCCAACGTATAATGTCTTTACGTTGATACTCGATGCACTGTTCGATTTAATTCTGAGATAGAAGTTGAGGACTTTTTTCGTTGGTCTTCCTAAATCAATCAATAGTTCGTTTAACCTCTGATTGCCTTTACCGATAGCTTCTACAATAACTGAATTGTAATAAGTCGTTGTTACACCGTCATAGCTAAAGACCTCTATTACTCCACTTCCAACATCACTCATATAAGATGAGAAACTTACTTTGAGATACCTTTGAAAATGTATAATGGTATAACCATCAAATTGAAGTGGTGTATTACTCGTTGTAGTGAAGAAACCATCGCTAATCTGAACACCATAATCTATTTGCGGCGGACTTACTCTGAATACTGACATCCCAACGTTCAACGTACTGTTCTTGATTGGTTGAAATCCGTTAATATCACTCAATGTCACACCTGACGTAACGCCAGTGATTAACTGTTGTTGCGATTGAATGTTTGTTTGTAGTGTTGAAGTTGATTGATTAAATCCCTTTGTTACGTTCTGCAGATCATTAGATACTGTACCGATTTTTGAGTTGAGGGCTGTTGTTGATTCTGTGAGTTTTCTTTGTAGTAACTTTGTTCTCTGCTCAGCTATAGACTTTTGAACGTCATCTATAGATAGTGGTTTTTCACCTATAACGACTGACTTATTATGTGGATTGGTGATATCTTCATTTGTTGATATAATTCGCATCCACTCTTTAACATCAAAAGGTTCAAAGAAAACTTCATATTGATGACCTCGTTCATACTCATCTGGATCTATACCGATATATGATAAATCAAGTAAGTTAATCTGCATTTGCTGTTTTACTAAATTCTTCTTTATATCCTCAACTTTACTTTTTGCAGCATTATATAATGTGTCTGGCGTATACTCATCTTCAAATATCTCTATACCGTTTTGAATCCCGTATATCTTCTGTAATTCAGGTATATCAATGTAATTCTTACCGCCGCTTCGCGAGTCTCCAACTATGGTTAATCTTTGCGACTGTCCAGCAGCACTTTCTTCTGCAGGCCCCAATGGTATTAAACGTGTCACAACATTTGTTGGATCAATAGATTTAGAGAATGATTTAATATTCTTTCCGATTCTTAAAGCTGCATCTTTCTTTGTACCTATTGGATCTAACCAATCAATATAAGTTCCATCCGCTTCATATCTTACTAATATTTCACCACCCCAGCGCCCAATACAATCGTCAACAATATGCTGCCATATCGTCTTCTCTAGATAAGTAAATGCATATTTTGTTGTATCATACTCTACAGCTTCTGATACCTGCTCTTTCATAGTAAAATTTATAGCACCAAGTTTTATCTGTTTATATGATTCAACTTGCTTATTATGTTCATTAACTAAAAATGTGATATATGATTTTGGAGTTGCACTCTCAAAAAACTTATAAGATGGATAACTGTCATGCATATAAGCAGCAGCACCTTCAACCGTATAATCAGAATTAAAAATACCGTCCTCAGCCATATGCTGAGACGGTATTAAAATTCTTCCTCGGAATACGATTTTGTTTTTTAATTCATTCTTTATTTCAACGAGTGTTAAAAATGACTCGAATTGACGACTATCATTAATAAGCTCAAATTTAAACTCATCTATCTGATCTACACTTTTATCAAGTGTTCCAGACTTCATAATATTATCATCTCTTCTATAGTCCCAAATTGTCACTTTATCCGTATTATCAAATCGTTTTAAATTCACAGTATACATTAAAGCACCGCCTTGCCGTCTAACTTACTTATCGCTTTTGGTTTAGCTTCAAAGTCTATATTTATATCTAATCGTTTATCTTTTACATTCAGTTTACATGTACATGAATTACATTTTGCAATATAGTAATGCTCTTCATCATAATCAACGGTTAGTTCTAGCCATCCGACATTATAAAGCCAGGTTTCAATTTCACGTTTCAATTGCATCATACGTTGATTGATTTCAGGTATTACAAAACCATCAATTGTGATTTTACGATTATTAAACTTTGTAGGACCATATGCATTAGTGAAATCATAATCCCCATCCATATGAGGAACTGTCTCTCTTATTTCTTTAGATTCAGGCAAAGGAAGATTGATATCCGTAATACGGATATCAAATGCTGATGAATGTTTATTATTATAAGTGAATCCTGTTGATTTTATTCTCATCGTGCTTTCCTCCTTGCATTAATCTTTGAATTATTTGCTAACAATTTATCCATTTCTTTCGTAAGCTTAACACCATTTAAAAGGATATTAGGGTTTTTATTGACAAGTTGTTGAAGCAATTTAACCACATCATCTTGCTTGTCATATTTTTTAGTTAAGTCTCGCAGCGTTTTTTCTAACTTCGTAATCACTACATCATTTTTCTTATCTTTATCTGACTTAATCTTGTTAAGTTGTTTCTGAAGATTATTCAGCTTGCTAGAGTTATTAACTAACTGATAACGCTTTGCAGTGTCCATGATGTATTTAGTAGATTTATCTAATGCAGTTTGCGTTTTCGGTAACTGAACTACTTTTTTCGTTGGTACTTTAAGCGTTCTGCCTGCATAAATCATATCTGACTTAAGGTTATTAGCTTTCTTAAGTTCGTTTACTGTAGTGCCATATCTTTGAGCAATATGCCCCAAAGTATCTCCCCACTTGATATTATGTGATCGCATTGTAGTTACAGTACGTGAGGTATTACTTATAGGTTTCTTCGGATTAGCTTTTACATTAGACTTAGTAATACGTTTACGCTCATTTAGATAAACGACTTTCTTTTTGTCGATTTTCTTTTGTTGATTCTTCAATGTTTGAATTTGTTTATTATTAGCATTAATATCACTGTTATATCCAAAGTTAGCTTGCTCACTAGATATTTTATTTACTTCAGCATTAATAGATTTTTGTAATGTATTAATCTGACCAATATATCCTTTGCCACCTTTTACTAATGCTGCTACACGAGGCATAGAGTTCTCGATACCACCAGCTAATAACTCTCTTAAAAGAATTGGATCTAATCCCATACTTTTAAGTTTGCGGACATTAGAAGCGTATTCTTTCATCTTACTTAATCTGTACTTCATGAATGAAACAAAGTCTCTTGATGTATGCCCTTTTGCAACACCGAAGCCTGCATAGTTCTGTAGGTTACTCGCTATAGAAGAACGATAATTTGTTTTTTCTTCTTGTAATGCCTTGCCTTCTTCTGTTCGTTGATTAAGTTTAGCAGTTAAACTGGATTTTTCTTTAATCAAATTTTTAAGATAATTCGTTTTTAATACTTCATTCTGCTTTAATTTTTTAAGACTAGCAATCTGCGCTTTATATGACTGTATATCATTTCTAGCATTAGCGATCGTCTTCTTGTTTGTAGATTTACTAATCTTATTATTTAAACTAGAAATCTTACCGGTGCTTGAAGTAATCATAGAATTTATCTTTTTAACAATGGTGTCTATATTCTTCTGTGCAGCTTCAAGTGATAACGAACCTAAATTCTTAGTATTATTCATTATCAAAGTTCCAAGGTTAACATCATCTTTACCAGTGACTTTATTACTTGATTTACCTCTGTTAAGAATTGACTTACCAGTATTGTAAAGAGATTGTGCTCTACTGATATATGAAGTAGATACTTTAGGCTTAGATTGTACTTTAGTCTGCTTTGATACATTTTTGCTTAAATTAGTAATAGACCCTGTTAATTTGATGATCTGACCAGGATAGATTAAGTGGTTTTTAATACCGTTTAAAAGTTGCAACGCTTTAACAGTAGTACCATTCTTACGGGAGATGTCCCAAAGCGTGTCTCCCCATTTAACTCTGTGTGTTTTATTAGAAGTACCTTTCGAAAGCTTAATAGGGCCATTCACTTTATAATTAGCTTCTGCTAATAGTTGATTAGCTCTATCTCTTCTCTTTGGGTCCATTGGTATGATAGCTTCTTCATACTCTTCACCTGCAATATAACTTTCATCTTTAACGAATCCACCATTTGCAAAACGTCTTACACCACTTGGACCCCATCCACTTCTTCCTCCAGGATTATCATTTCTCCAATTTGAATTATTGAAGAATGCTAATAATTGATCATAACCACTTCTAATGTTAGTGTGACCTGGTACAGCGTATGCTCTGAATGTTTGTGGAATATATTGCAATAATCCTTGAGCAGGATTACCACTTGCAGTATTTTTATCCCAAACTGCTGATGATTGAACAATATTCTGATTACCACTTGACTCTCTATTAATTTGAGCTGAAATATTTCGAACATCACCATCTGTTATTTTAACTTTCATCTGACTTGCTGCTCTTCTTATCTCGCTTGCCCAACTTTTACCCGTAGTATCTTTTCCACTAGAAACTTTTGATTTTAGGAATGCTACTGGATCCATAGTATTTCTATTCGTCAGTTCTGAAGAAGCTGGATTTTCTACTTGATAGTGCAAGTGATCACCAGTTGTCCATGCTCCTGAGTTACCAGACTTAGCGATTGCATCACCTTGTTTAACTGGCCCTTTTTTCAACACTTTACTTAAATGCAGAAAGTATTGAGCGATTTTACCAGATATCAGGCGTGCTACAATACCACCACCGTAGTTATATTGTTGAGAAACAGTACCGCTTGTCGGCGCATGAATTGTTGTTCCTGATGGTATACCTAAGTCGATACCGTAATGTCGTCCTCCGTTAAAAGATGCAGGATATCCTGGCACTGGACTATTCGGACTATACGGTGTTGTTTTCGGCCAATTAAGAATCTCACTACCATCTACATCCCCGCCACTAAATTCTTCAAGCCATTCTTTAACTTTACTAACTAATGAATTTTTAATTGATGTAAATGCAGACTTTCCGAGATCTCCAGTTATACCTCCAACATTATCAAAGGCACTTCCTAACTTACCTAATACTATATCTACGAGTTTGCTTGGATTCTCGATATATTCGAAAACGTCTCCAGCAATCTTTCCTACCATTTTCGATGCATCTACTACAGATTCTTTTACTGTGGAGCCAAACTCCATAGTATTTTCCCATCCACTTTTAATAGCAGTACCGATACTAAATCTTGGAATCAAACCTTTTTGCATTAAGCTATGCGTTTGTGTTCCGTTATAAACTTTATCACCTTTATTAAGATGTACTAATGTATCCGTTGCAGGTGTGAGTTCCATATCACCGTTAGCACGATGTATGATTTCTCTCTTAAATCCACCAGGACCATTTCCAGGCCCTCTATCTCCCACAACTGCAAGTGTTGGTTTGGCAATAGCACCATCTTTAACTGTTCCTGTTGATAGTTTTGGAATTTTACTTAATAAGTTTTTGTCCATAATCTTTGATGAAATTGAGTTAATTCCATCAATCATGCCATTAAGTCCACCGATCGCTCCATTTGCAACACTTTTACCCATGCTAGACGCTTTATCAGTGATACCCTTCTTTGAATCTGTAATAAACTTACCGATGTTACTTACCCATTTTGTTGCTCCATCGTACATAGATTCAAATTTATCTACGGCAGCTTTTTTTGTATCTTCTGCAAAGTTTGCCACATTCGTCTTAATCTCTGACCACTTTTTACCAATTGAATTCTTAGTTTCAGACATCCATTTCGAAGTGTTCTCATAAGACTTCTTGAATTGCGTATTCACATATGATGTTAAAAACGAAGCTGATAAACTTACATTTTTCTTTGTTTTTTCCCACTGAGTTAATACACGTCCAGTTTGAGAATCAATTTCTGTTCTAACACCTTTATTTTGCTTTTTAGCTTCATCTACCACACTTTTATGTTGCTTTTCTGCATTCTTCTTTGAACCTGAATACTGTCTTTCAGCGTCCTTAATAATTTTATCTGCCTGTTCTTTAGATATATTTTTTGTAATATCTCGTTGATATATCGCTTCATCTATCGTTTTGTCACGTTTTTTACGTGCATTCTTAATAGATTCATCACGCTCTTTAGCTGACGCTTTAATTACTTCAGATGCAGCTTGAATAGAAAGAGTTTTCTTGTTGCTCTTTAATCTTCCTAATATAATTCTTTGCTCTTTCTCACTATTACTTAATGAAGCAACAACTTTCTGATCCATTTGTTTTTGTAAGTTAGCTATCTTATTTTCTTCAGTACGAGTTAATGCACGCTTTTCAGTTTTAGCTTTTTTGTAGATATCCATTATCTGTTTATTTATCGTTTTAGCAGCTTTAACTTCTGCCGCATTTCCAGATTGCGCTTCAATAACAATTCTTTGCTTTTCTTGATTAGAGATACCTTTAGTATCAACTAAAAGTTTTCTGAGTCCATCAGTTTCTCTTTTATGACGTTCGCCAAGTTTTTTTGTAACATCAGCATTAATCTTTGAATAAATAGAAACAACTTCTTTATATTGTTGATCACCGATTGTCTTGTGATTAATCCTAAGGTCTTCAAGTTTTTTAGAAGCTTTCATTGAAAGATCTGTATATTCTTGTAACACTTTCTTTGTTGACTTGCTGACACCTTTTCCAAAGACATCAACTGTATCTGTAGCTTTCTTTACCGAATCTCCTACTACTTTAAATGTGCTTTTAGAGATCATGCCAATAGGACTGATTTCAAATCCAAAACGCGCAAGTTTACCAGTAGAATCAGCTAACCACTTACCAGTATTTTTTACGCCATTGCCTAAGTCACCAACCCAATCAAAATCAATACTTCCAGCAACTTCTTTAAGTAACTTGCCAGTATTATCAACACCTTCTCTGAACCAGTCGACATGTTTGTATGCTAATTTAAAGGCACCATATAAAGTAGTAACAGCCGTAAGTGCTATTCCAATTGGTCCTCCTAATAAACCCAAACCGCGCGATAATAAACCACTTGATCTAGCAAATATTCCTGTCGCTTTCCCAGCGCCTTCAGCGCCTTTAGTAAATAACTTTATCGGTCCACTTAACTTACTATAAGCACCTGCAACTGCTCCAGCTCCTTTAGCCATCATTCCAAATGCAATAAGAGATGGTCCTGCGACTGCTGCAATTCCACCTATACCTAATACAGCTTTTTTACTTCCGTCAGATAATCCATTAAACCAGTTTGATGCATCTTTGGCAGTGGCGGATAAACTTTTCAACGTATCAATAGCAACTGGTAATAAAGGTTTTCCTACTTCATTTTGAAAGTCAGCCCACGCTGTTTTCAAATTAGAGGTTTGAGTTCCTAATTGGTCTTGCTCTCTAGCTGCTTGACCCATTGCACCGGCAAGTTTGTTACCATCTTCAACCATTTTAAGTAGGGTTAATTGTTTTTGTTGTTCACTTAATTCAATAAATGATTTTCCGTATAATTCATTAGCTTTTGCATTTCTTGTTGTTTCTGTTGCCGAAATACCTAATGCTGCATCATTTTCATAGTTCCCTTTTAAGAATGACTGTAAGTTTTCTGATACTTCACCAATACTCTTGTCGTAAAAGGCTGCACTATCTGCGGCTGCTAATGTTGCTCTTGATGTTAAATCCAATGCGTCTTTAGTAGATGCACCTGTCGTCTTAGCAAATGCCGCCATTTGAGTATATGTACCGCGCAAACTGTTAGGTAATAACCCAGTTTCTTTAGAAATAGCATCTAAACTTGACTTCGCTTCTTTTTCCATGTTGCCAAATACAGTTTTAAATTGTGATTCAGCAGCACTATACTCACCAGCAACTTTAATAGATGCTGCTCCCATTCCTACAATTGGTGCTGAAACTGCCAATGACATGTTTTGGCCTATACCCATAGCTTTATCGGCTATTGCAGTCATTTTATCGCTATAAGCTTGTAACTCTTTTTGACGTTGCGCCCACGGGGATTTACTCAGTTGTTCAGCTTTTTTTAAGTCTTTTAATTCTTGGGTAACTTCACCGACTGAACGTTTTAAATTACCGAAAGTAGCCTCTTGTTTCTTTAATTCCGCATTAGCTTTAATTACTTTGGTATGCGTTTCGCCATACTCACTCGTTAATTTAGCAACTTTCTGTTTATGTGCTTCAACGATTTGGGACTGCACTTTCAATTTATCGGTCATACCTTTAACACTTACAGATAATTTTTCAATGGATCTATCTGATTGTTTGAATGTTGAAAGTGACTCTTTCCAGGTATTATCAGCGAGTTTCATTTTTGCATTTAAATTCGTTAATCCACTGACTAACTTACTATCATTAAGACCAACTTCAACAACCGATTTGCCAATAGGCTCTCCGATTACACTCATATATATCCTCCTTTCTCAAAAAAATAAACCTATTCAATACACTCACTAGAATGCATCGAATAGGCTTTCGACTTTTTTATTATTTGAAGATGAAGCATTAACTTCATCTTCTATCGCTAGATTATATTGATACATGTAGTAATGATAATCACCATTCATTATTTCTAATGGAGAAGTATTAAAATATTTAGCAATGACTGCAATATTTTTATCAAACATTCTCACAACGTCATCAAGTTCTACATCTTCAATATCATCATCGCTTAGTTCTTCTGAACTGGTACGGTACGGTTTCCCAACGCACTATGATATGCATGTAATAATGTTTCTTGATAAATACGTGCGTCTAATCCATCTTGTAACTCTTCTACAGTGAATTGATTATTAAAATATTCAACTATAAACTCTTCATAAATTCCAAGTATTTCAAGTTCTTTTTCTTCAGTGAATCGTTCCGGAATAAAGTTTCCTTCTTCATCTAATTCATATTTACCTTTACCATCATTCTTATAAGTTAACTTACGCTCTTTATATCCTAAAGAAATTGCTTTGCGGTATACACGCCCTGGAATAACTTTAGGAGCTGTAATTGTACGCTCAGCACCTGCTGAATTAACTAATGTAATCTCCTTTAAAAAGTCCTTTTCTACTTCTTGTTCTAAATTTAATTCTTCTGTCATGTTAATTTCCTCTTTTCCTTTTATTTTGGCCAAAATAAAAGGGGAACAAGTCCCCTGATGTTTTACTTCTTACAAATATATGATTTACCATTTTCATGTTTCAATAACTGTTCAATGCGTTTTTGAGTTACCTTCTTACTTGCTGGCTTCGGGTATGGATCATTAATTAAATATTCCTTGCCTTTATCCTCAGCATCATAAAAAGGAATAACTACAACGTACTCTTCTTTCTTTTCACCTTTGGTAGCTGTAGTTTCGGATTCATTTTTCTTAGTCGTCATAAACTATTCCTCCTACCTATTAAATAGTACGTGCTTTCCAACCTTTTGGCGTCGCAGTCACTGGTGCAGCTTTGCCAAATACTTTAGTAAAGAATGCGTCTAAAGTTGCGTAATCATCTTTCTTGATATATTTACGATGTTCAACTAATCCATCTGAGATACGTCCAGAGAACTCCCCAGTAATAGATTGATTACTGAATTCAATCTTATCGTCAGCAGTTTTCCCTTGGTCTCCTTCTACTTGGAATACTCCACGTAAAAGACCTACACATTCAATATCTTTATTTTTACGTTCTTTGTAGAATACTGCTCCAACTGTAGGTGGATTCAAAACACCACCATGTTTTGTGACTAATCCATCTTCATCTACTTCTAATCCTGCAAGAAACGCTCTTGTTTCTAATGGAATCGCAAAAGCTTGTAAATCTACTTTTGTCTTACCTTGAGATACTGCAGATTCTTGTACTTCTCCATCTCCCCAGTTCTCAATCATATCTTCACTTGGATTTACTTTGATATCTTGTGCCCCGCGAATATGGTTAATTTCACCATAAACTGGCGCCTTACCTGCTTCATCTGTCGTCAATTCTGCAAAGTGAAAACCGCTAATGTTTACTGTTGAACCTAATGTTTCTGTAATTTTTACTAATGGCATATATAAATCCTCCTATTTTTTAATAAATTTCTTCTTCTTTTAATTCGTATGCATAAAAATAACGTCTCGCATCTCTATAGAGCGTGACGTTATCTGATACCTTTTCTGTGTGTGCTTCTAAAAAATCAACACAACTAAAGTCATTTTGCTTAAGCAATTTCTTAACCTTATTACCTAAAGTTAATAAACCTGATTTTTGCCATATATCAACTTGAAAATAATATCCTGCTGCTCTAATTTCACCATCTCCGAAAGATAAATCGGGAGCATCTAAAAGCGTTATTCTGATGTATGGCGGAGAACTTTTCAAAGTTTCAGGAATATCTACATTTCTTACATTAGCTGACGGAATCATTTTTACGATTTCGCTATTAGAAACGATTATATCCCGAATAAATTTATATGGATCATCCATTCAAACCATACTCCCTTCTCATAACAGCATTCATTGCTCTCTTTTTAGCTTCCATTGAATTTTTTACTGCATTCGTTATTTTCATTTGTGGTTTCTGATGAACTGTGCCCCATTCGACAAAATGAGCCCTATATTCAACCTTACTACCTTCTGGCCAACCAATTTTAATTATCGTTTCACCATTTCTTTGATGTGGTTTACCTATTATAAGCCTATCTCTTGCTTTACCTGTATCAACAAAGATATCTTTCTTAATAGCTTTAAACTGTACTTCTGCGCCTGCTTGAACCACTTTGTTACGTGCACCATTGATATTCATTAGCAACTTATTCAAATTAGCATTATCAAAGCCAGATGTCTTTAAGCTCATAACGTTGTACGCTTTGCAACGATATACATATATGGTAATCGTTCATCCTTATCTAACATATCAACGATTGAGTAATGTTCATCTTTGTAACGAATACTCATATCAGTTGTGATACCTTCTTTAAATCTAATCCTGAAATATATTTGATTTTCAGTACCAACTTGAACTGCAGAATTATAATCTCTCGTTCGAATATCAACTAATTGCGCCCAGCACTTATGAAATACAGTTTCTTCACTATTATTCCATCCATCTTCTGATACATCGTTAGTAGTGATGATAGTAATTCTTTTATCTAATCTACCTACTTTTTCATTTATCTTTTTAGATGTTTTCATACTTAAACCCTCCATATTCAATAGATAAATGTATGATTAAAGCATTGAGCGAATAAGTAATTAATTCTGCTTGTCCTGTAGGCTCCCTATTCTCATACCAGTGCATCACTAACATTTTTAAAGCAAGTATAGCTTGTTGATTTTCGATAGGTTGTTCCATAACATCTTTGAAAAATCCGAAACGATAATTTGTTTTTGACAAGATGAAGAGTTTAGCCGCTTCAATTAATGAATTGAGAGTGACATCCTCTTCATCTCCGTCAATTTTGCAAAATTCTTTAACTTCTTCAAGCAATGTCACTTCCATAATTATTCACTCCTAAACAGTTTCAATTACAGCAGTATCAAGCTTACCGTATACAACAGCTGCTTTATCTACTAATTTAACGTCTTCACGTTCGATGAATCGCATATCCGTAGAGTTACGAGTGAATGCTTTACCACCAATATTTGTTGTTAAAATAGACTGTTGCTGACGGTCAAATAACGTTACTGCTTCTTTTAGATCACCAATGATTAATGGTGCTACTGTTCCTTCAGATGGTAAGAATTTATTACCGATCACTTTCACTTCTTTACCAAAGATTTGTCGTTTACTTGGATCAGTCACAAGTGGTTGCATTAAGTAGTTACCATTCTTATCTTTCAAAGTATCTAAGAAATTAAAACCATCTTGGTTTGTAACGATAACAGAAGTTGTTAAGAATAAAGGATCTAACGTTACATTCATTGCTTTCTTAATATCATCTGTTGTTTTAAGTGTTACTGCACTTAAAGTCTTAATAACATTTAAAATAAGTGAGTTACGAGTCACTACAGATTTACGTGCACCCCAACGAGCAGCATAATCAATAACGTTTTCATCGCTATCTTGGATTAAGTCGTTCGACATCGGTAAGATACCAGCGTAGTTTTTGATGTCATACACGATACGTTCAAATTTAGGACCATCAATTTCAGGAATCTCACCCATTTCTTCAACAGCAACAAATGGAGTCATATCTCCTAACTTCTCATATAAACGTGAACCTTTAGGACGTCTTACCGGTTCTACATTAACCAAGTTTTCTAAAGACTCGAAGTTACGTTTATATTCATTAATCTTCATGCTGATGTCTTCAGGCACGATATATCCACCATCTTCATCAGTCTTTTCTACCATTGCAGCAGAAACTTCTCCAGAACGCATATAGTTAGCAAATGCTTTAAGTTCATTTTGTACTTCTTTTTTTGATTCAGAACCCGGCATAACATTGAAATCAACTACTGTATTAATATTTTTAGCTTGTTCTAAATCGTTTAAAGCATTAATTTGCGCTAAATAACTCTCTGCTTCTTCATACTTCGCTTTATAAGTTTCCATATCTCCACTGTCTACTGCTTCAGTTGCTTCATCTAAAGCTTTAGCACGTAATGCTTGTAAATCTTTTAATTTCATCTCTTTTCCTCCAATTTATATTGTTTTTTGATGTAGATTGCATAAAAAATAAGCATCGTCATAAATGACATGCAGTTGAGTAATTATTTAACGACGTAACTTGCGTCGAGATATTTAGATCACCTCGTAGCTATCGTTTGGCTAACTCAATAATTTGAGCGTATGCCTTAGCTTTTTCAGATTCTAATTCATCGTTTCTCATTAGGTTCTTAGGAACATTCTTATAACGTTCTGCAAATGATTTATCAATAGATGCAGCAACTTTAACTTCTTCTGTAATTTCATCGATAAATCCATATTTAAGTGCATCATCCGCACTTAACCATGTTTCTTCTTGCATCATCGTTCTGATATTACTTTCAGTCGTTTTACCATCTGTCTTGTTTAGATAAGTATTCACGATAGATTCATTAATCTTATCTAAGTCATCTGCAACTTTTCGCATTTCACGACTGTTCCCAATCGCAAACGTCCAAGGATCATGAATCATTAACATGGCGTTGTTTGGCATCGAAACAGTATCACCAGCCATTGCGATTACGCTTGCTATGGAGGCAGCGCATCCATCAATACGAGCAACAATATGAGCTTTATGTCTTTTAAGCATTGAATAAATCGCTTGTCCCTCAAATACGTCACCACCTGGACTGTTAATGTTTAAGTAAATCTTACTTACATCTCCAAGTTCCTTTAATTCGTTGTTGAATCTTTTTGCTGAACTTTCACTAAACCATCCTTCAGACTCAATCGCACCATAAATATCAATTTCTGCTGTACTTTCGTTTAATACTTTCATTGAATAGAATTTAGTCGGCATTTTGATTATCACCTCCTTTACTATCAGATTTGCTGCCTTTAGCTTTAGATAACTGGTACTCTCGCATAATATCTAGTGGAACTAAGTTCAAGTTACCAAAATGCATGTCACCTAATTCATCTTCAAGTAAAGGCATATCTTCAAGATCTAATATGTTATTTATATTATAGGCTCCAATGCGTTGCATTGTTTCATACATCTTCGCTCTTGACTCACTGTCTCCACGTAGTTCCGCTTCAAGATTGAACTTACAGTAACGATTTTCTGTTTCATCAACGATATTCAGCAATTTAACATTACATTCTTGCTCGAAGTTTGTAACGATTGGAAGTATCGTATTAATAACGTATTGCAATGACTGTTGCTCAATGTTAGAAAATGTCGCACGATCAAGCTCACCAATTTTATGCGGTGGCACTTTATAGATACCAGCAATCTGTAGTTTGTTAAATTTCATCGACTCAATGAATTGTGCATCTTTTTGAGGAATAGTTATTGTACTGAAATCAAGTCCAGCGTCCATAATTGCAACATCTTCTTCATTGTTTACTTCGTACCACGCTTCACGTAATTTCTTTTTGTTTTCCGGACTAACAATTTCAGTAGTTTTTAATATACCTCTCGGGATAGCACTCTTTTGATAAAATTTTGCCTGGTGCTTATTTCCGCCAATGTTCGTTGCCAAGTTCTCTCTAATGACTTCTATAGGTGAAAGACCAACATGACCATCAAAACTAAGTTCTAAAAAGTGCAGCACATCATCCGTATCTATTTTGTAATGCTTACCATTTAACGTTGTGAAATATACGTATTTCGCATTATCTCTATCGTATTGTTTAGAAGTCGTTAATGGGCTTAGAGGTAATATCTCAGTTACTTCACCTTTATTATTTCTCATAATCACGTTATATGCGTTACCATATAACATCATGTGAAAAATCATAAGACGTTTCCATACAAATGGTGTCATATTCTTATTCGGTTGCTTATTCAAGCAAATATGAACTGGATGCGTATGTTCTGTTGTTAACTTATTATTCGCTTTTTGCTTAACTGATATTGGATATTTTGCAATATCATCAGCAAGAACTTTAATACATGTATAAACTTCACTTGTTTTAATTGCTGTATCTTCAGTAATCTTTGAAGATATATCAGAGTTAAACATTGTGTTGAACCAATTTTGACTGCCAGTATATATTTCATTATTTACATTTAATGATTTTTTACTGCTAAATAACATTTACTCACCTCTTTCTACCTATCAAATAAGCTAGAGTAATCAGCATTACTCCAGCAATAACTAATCCATATACGATTCCAATAATAAATGCAGCAGAAACAATTAATGACATGCCTGCAATAAGCAACATGTCATCTAAAAATAGCAATATAATTCTTAATAATTTTTCTAACATTTGTGCACCACCTAAAATGTGAATTCCTGACTAGCGATATGATCATTAATCGAAGGTCCCTCATCAACCATCGCTCTGACAAATGCGAATATTGTAGATGCTATTGGATCAATTCTGTCTTTAGATTTCTGTTTATCTAGCATTATATTTCCTTGTGCATCTGATTTTTCAATCGCATTTGAAACAGCCCAAGTTAAAACTGGATTATTATCATGTCTTACTTTCCCTTCAAAAACACACTCCCTAAAGAACGAAGTCGGCTCACTTAACACTTTCATAGTCTGAGATATTTCAACCGTCTTATAGCCTTTATATTGCATATTAGTGGAGAAGTGCGTTGCATTATACGGGTCAAAGTCAATTTCAACTACTTTCCATCCTTTTTCCCTCACTATAATATCGATATAATGCTCAATATAGTTATAATCAACTACATCTCCTGGAGTAGCAGTTAAATACCCTTCTTCAACCCACATAGAATAAGGTACTTTGTCTGTATTTTCTCTTTCTTTTAACGCTTCTTCAGGTAAGAATGAATGTGATCTAACGTCATATGTCCCGTCTGGATTAGGAAATACAAAGCTAACAGAAGTTAAGTCAATTTTCTTTGATAAATCGACACCGACATAACATTCTCTTCCTTCTAAATTATTCGGCACTTCCTGGCCACAAGCGTTCCACTTATCCATCTTCATGTATCCGTTATCTTTTGCATCTACCCATATATTCATATTCTTAGTAAGATATGTCTTCATGTATGAAGGTACATCTAATGCCCGCTTCAACATTTTTCTTAAGTAGTTCATACCTTCTTCGTGAGATGCTGCAATCGGATTCGCTTTTGGCCAATTCTTTTCATCACGTATATCGTCATCTTTATCTAACTCGTTTATCATCACAAAGTAGTTATCATTTTCTATAGGGATATTAGGATTTAATATTTTTGAGACATAATCATATTCAACTGTATAACATGGTTTATTCAAATCATTACCAGCAGTTGTAATGATAAACATTAAAGGTTGAGAACGAGCTCCCATACCAGTTAGGATTACGTCATATACTTCTGTCGTATCGTGAAGATGATACTCATCTATCAATCCACATTGTGGGTTAAATCCATCACCTTTTTTATTATCCTCTTTTGATAATGATTTTATTGTTGAGTCTGATTTTAAATGAACGATACGGCCATATTTAGCTTCAAACTTATCTTTGAATTCTGATTGCTTTATTTGAGCAGATAGCTCATTATAAATAATGTTTGCTTGCTCTTTTTTTGTAGCACCTATATATACTTCCGACATACCTTCACCAAGTGCACTAGCTTCATATGATCCTACACATGATAATGATTGTGATTTTGCATTTTTACGGGCAACTTGCCAGTACGCTAAAGAAAATCGCCTATAACCGGTCTGATAATGTACCCAACCATATATATTTGAAAATATGAATATTTGAATTGGATTAGGTACGATTGGTGTCCCACGTAATGGCCCTTTAGTGTGCTTGAACTTTGTCATCCATTTTAAAAATCGCAATGCTTTTTCTTCGTTAAATACATAAGGAAATTGTTTAAGCTTTTCTCTTTCCAGGTCACTTAAAAAGCGAAGACATGCCCACTTGTGTTTTTCACAAGCGATTATATCTCCGCTTAAAACATCATTTGAGTATTTAATAAGATAGTTTTTTAATTCCATCATTACACATCCTCAAAGTCATCATCTTCTTTTTCTATTTCTGCTTTTGCCTGAGCAAGTGCCATTTTTGCTCGCGCAGAAGGTGTAAATCCGAATTGAATACCTAATTGTCTTACCTGATCATAGAATTGCTTTTTTCTTAATATTGCTTCTTTATCCATCACTAATTCATAAATAGGTTCATTGTCTTCTGTATAATCAACAACGACACGTCTAGCTAAACCTGTTTCATTAATTAACTTTGTAATCTCAACATAGTTAGAGTATGCATCACAGTACATTGCCAAAGCATGAACATCAAGGTTATTCAATACATCAAGTTCTGACATCTGATCTACAATATACTTAAATTCTTTCTTGGCCAACTTATCAAGCCATGTCGGCGGCTTCAGTTTATCCTTTGCAGCTTTCAATGCTTCTTCAGCTTTTTTACGCTTTTCTATTTCTGCTTTAGTTCTTCGATTCTTATTGCCATGTATTAATTGTAAATCGATTGGTTGTGCTTGATTTCCCATGTAATGCACCTCCTTTTTTGCTATACTGAGATTTTTTTGAGCGAATTTTGTGTGCGTTTGACTGGGGCGCCGTTGTTTTGACGGTTTTTCTTAGAGATTAAAGGTGGGGGGTATGAATTAAAATTTTATTTTTTCATAGGCTTCATACTCTTCAACTTTTAAAATCTGTTTCATTTTGTTTATGTTGTCTTCTATCTGAGTAAATACATTGCTTTGAATCGTTCTGCCTGCAACTTGAACGGTATGTTCACACAAACTTCTTTGTCTGATAATGTGTACAAATTTACAGTTGATACGTTTAAGCTTATTCGATTCTGATGTACTTAGTGTTGATCTAATCAACCAAATCCTTTTAAACTTGTATTTTTCTAATGTTAGATTATCTATAACAGCTTTAATCATATCGTTTACCATTTCGATTGAATCATATGCATTTAGAGTTCTATCATGAATTGGTTTAAATGTCATTGTTGATATTATTTCGTCCATATCTATAACTATGTCTTTCTCTTTATCACAGTTATTATAAACAAAGGTACTCTTACCACTTCCAGGTAAGCCGACAACGACTATTACTTGATTCTTAGTACTCGTATTAAGTCCCTTCTTTGTCTTGGTATGCTCTTGGTTATGACATGCACTGCACACAGTCTCTAGGTTGTTCATGTCTAGTCTCAGTGACCAGTCATCCTTAAGCTCTACTATGTGATGGACTATGTTACCAAAGGTTGTAATGCCCTGACGTTTGCATTGCTGACATAAATAGAAGTCACGTTGAAGTACAGCAGCTCTAACATCTTTCCATTGCTTCGAGTTATAGAAGCTTACCTCTTGCTGGTCTGTACGTTCACGATCATACTCCTTATGTTTCTGTTTAGCAGTATCACTATGTACCTCACAGTATCTACCACTCGTAGTCCTACTGCATCCAGGGTAAGAACATACACTATCAGATTTACTTGCCATTGCTTCACCGCCAAACAAAAAGGACACAAGCATATCGCTTATGTCCTTGATATATTAATCTACAATATAATATTAATACAACTAAATAATAAATGTGTTCGCAAAAAGTCCGTCAAAAGTTCGCGAAAAGTTCGGGAACTCAATTAGAATTTATCTAATAACATTTCATAGTGTCGTACTATTTCTTTCTCTAAGTTAAATTTTCTACCGTCACTTGTCTTAACTTTGTCTTCCTCATCTACAAAATATTCGTCTGCATCTGCTGCATTACTTTTATTTGAGTTGAATTCAACATAAACCGTTCCTTTATCTTCTGTTATTTCTGAGCTTTTATATATTATAGTGGCCCATGCTTTTGTGTTTATATCAATTACTTTTAACCATGGGTTTAAATCAGTTTGATTTATTAAAGTACTAAAACCCTTCTTATCTAATTCAGATTGTATTTTTGGTAAATATCCATTAAATTCTCGAATTAATTTCCTTTCTGCATTTTCTAATCTAGTTATTCTTTGTGGCTCTTTTTTTCTTTCTTCTTTTTCTTCTTCTTTTCTTAAATCGTACTTTCTATTTACTTCATCAAATATACTCACTGCACCAATCTCCTTATAAGTATTTATGAGTTATTCATATCTAATATTGTGTATAACTCACAAACATATTATAACCCTTTATATATAAGTAGTTCTACAAATTATCTGAAAATGAGTTATACTTATTTAAAATATGAATAACTCAATAGAAATAAAAGGAGAATAGAATGAAATATAATTATTCTGATGAAGATTTATTTATTGAACTTATCGAACAACTACAACATCTAATCGATTTATGTAATGAATATGATTCCGGAAAATATAATAAATCAAAGTTTATATGCTCCACGATTAGAACATTAGTGCATGAAGGAACATCAACAAGTCTATTGAACAGAATGAGAGAAAAATATAAAATTAAATATTTAGATTATGCTCCAGAACATCATAAAAATGCTATCTTCTTTGTCAGCTTGTTAAATACAGCTGATGTAATTAGCAATGAATCTTTAATAATTGAATCTTTACCAAAAGTGAAAACAATTTTTATACCTCGCTTTATTGATTATACTGCTAACACTTCTCAAACAGATTTTAATCACTGGTGGAATAAAAAAATACTGATATTAGATACAGATAAAGGTAAATTAAGTTTAACAAGAAAAAAACTGATTACTACAATGGCAAATAAAGACGGCGGTTCTCATGTCGATTCCACGGTTGATAAATATTACTATGATTTAACAAGAGGTATAAGCAGTATTTACACTTTAACTTCAAAACCGATTGATGAAGATCCTTATCAAATTGGCATTCCCATCCCCTATCCTTTGCAGTCTATGGTGAGACAGATTGCTCACGAACTGATAATTTCTATCGATTCATCTTTAGATTTAGGACTTAACTATTCACCTAATATAAAAGGGTACAAAATTTTATCAATTGATATAAATATTGAACAAGAAATTTATTCTAATTAAAATTTAAATTTGAGTTGAATGCACTGCAATAACTTTATTACATTCTAAATTAAGATTTTCGACAATTAAATCACTTTCGCCTTCAAAATCCCAATAATGTTTATTTTTTTCAAAATCTAATTGTCTTTTTTCAGGATATGAATCAATCATATCCTGAAATTTGTTACCTGCTCTTGCAATTGATAAAGCATCTTCTGCTGTTTCTGCAAAGACGTATATTGCTAATATAACATCGTATTCATAATCTCTCTGCCTAACTCTATATAAATTCATAAATCCACTCCTAATATACAAACTTAAAATTAGTTATAGCTTCATCTATGCTATCCTGCGTTATACCAATGTATTTTAATGTTATAGCTTCACTACTATGATTAAATATCTTCTGCAGCGTAGCAACGTCTTTCGTTCCTTTGTAATAATGATATCCAAAAGTCTTACGCATCGAATGAGTACCGATTGATTCCAGGTCAAAGTAATCTGTTAGTTCTCTTAATATCTTATATGCCATATCTCTTGATATCGGTTTATTAAATCCCTGTCGTGACTTTATAATAAATTCTTCAGGTGGTTTCCCTTTTATAAAATCATTGAGCGGTCCTTTTAAATTCTTATGGATTACTATCTTTCTTTGCTTACCTGTCTTTTGTTCTCTTAACCTTATTGTGTTGCCTTGCACTGATGAAACTCTTAATTGTAGAATGTCTGATATTCTTAGCCCGCAATATATCCCGATAAGGAATAGTATATAGTTACGTTCATTCTTCTCTTTTAAATGTCTCTCAATCGCTTTTATCATGTCTGGATTACGAATAGGTTCTACAAAGTTCATTACTCTGTCACCTCCGAATACTCTTCCATCCCTAAATAAAAAGCAAGTCGTATAATAGCATCATTCTTAATCTCATAGTACTTCGTCTTCCCTATACCTAATTCTGTGTAAATATCAATATCTATACCTCGCTCTTCCTGTAGATACTTATTAACGATAATATACTTTTCATCAGGCTTTAGATTATCGATAGCATCGTGAAGATTATCCATTAATTGCTGTCTTTCTAACATCATCTGCTCACGCTCAATATTTTTCGATACACTCAACTCAATCTTATTCAGATCCTTTACTGTCGTTGGTGGTTCTAAACTAAATGACTGAGTAACAGATGGATAACTTCTTACTGGCATTAGACAAAGTAATCTGTTGTATTTGTTAAATAGCTTGTATACATTCTTTCTTGTTTTGATAAAGTCCAGGTTCTTAATCTCTAATAATAAAGTCATTTAGTAACCTCCATGATTCTGATATAATATAGGTGTTGAGTATATTACCTTAGAGCCATGAAGGCTCTTTTTTTATGACCGCTTCAAGTGTCTGTTTTTGCTTATAGCTGCACTCCATTTACTAGCAGATTCACTAAGTGTCCTCATTGCTTTACTAACCATGAACTTCATAGCTTTAACAATATTAAACCTTGCTTCTAATTCATTCGTAGATCGTGCTACTCTATGCTTTTTCTTTTGTCCTGTATATGCCCAATAGATTGCTCTATGTCTTCTACTCTTCATTCATATCCTCCTATTATCTTACCTGGTAATGACCTGCAATATAGTAATTTGAATTACTATCCTTTTCTTTTCCGTTCACTTGTTCCATTGGTATGACATCCATTTGTTGGTCACACTGATGACAATTAACCTGTGTTACTTCTGGTATGATATAGTGATTGCTTAATGTTCCGCAACTAGGACACAAATATCTGCATCTATAATGATTAACACCATTCTTTTCCTTGATGCCTGTCTTCCAGAACTCCGGTTCTTGTGATAATGCTTCTTTAAGGTTTATCTTGTCCCCAATAGTGAATCCATCACTTTCTTTATGTACATATGCTTTATCTTCTCGCTCAAGTTCTACTACCTTAGATACTGAAGGCTTCTCTTTTACTTTCTTTTCTGTTTTGGGGATAATTTCGTTAGCAGATATTCCCTTAATATTTGGTCCATTAAGATTAAAGATGTTCGCCATGACCTTATCTTCTGACTTCGTTGTGCTTGTATTCGTACTTTTTATGTTCCCACTCATATAATTAAGTACAGTATCTAATACTTTAATCGCTTTATCCTCGTTCGTAATAGGCATATCTAACTTTAGTTTTCCTGGAATATCAATTTTCATATCTTATTCTCCTTTTCGATTAATTCTTTTTTGGATAAAACTTAATCTCCATCTTATTTTTATCTTTATCAATAACTACTAACTCTGTATAATCTTCATGAGTTACATATTTTTCAACTTTTACATTATTCAGCATTTTAAGCATTGCTATATGTTGCTCAGGTGTCATCTCTCATTCACTCCTAAATCAATGTAAAATCATCACTAAATGCAGTCTTAGGTATTCCACCTGAAATACCCCAACCTTTAAAATAAACGTGAGATTTACTGCATCCTGTAATTACATATAAATTACCTGTAGATTTGCATTTAATATACTTACCTTTCTTAAACATATGATCACTCCTATATGTTTGTGCCCTTCGCATTCAAGTAATCAAAATAATAACCATTCTGTGTCTTAATACTTTCTTTATTATCTTTAAACCACTGATAAGGAATACTCTTACGTCCTAGCGATTCTTTCAACTTCATATACTCATCTATATGAATCAGATACAGTTCATTAAAGTTACGAAAGAATATGAGAATGAATGCTATGCCATTCAACCGCTTCACATCGTTCAAATAGTCTTCCTGGTGCTTCTTAACGTTCTTGAAAGGAAAGATCGTCTGCTGACATTCCTTTGTATCAAAAGCGATAAACTGTCCTGTATGATATATACCGACAAAATCAACGATGGATTTCTCTGTATATTTAGCGCCTACAAGTTGGCCACCTTTTCGCGTTACTGCTGTTGGTGTAGGAACTTTAGTCACTAATGCTATATTTCTATGTTGATACATGTTATTAGTCTGAACGATTCTATTTTCTAACCATCGTCCTCTGAAACCTTGCTTGTTATAATGTGCTACCATTTAACACCTCTTGTATGTAAATAAAGATAAGAAGCGGCTTACCGCTTCAAATCATTTATTCAGTAGTTCTCTTACTCGTTCTAATATGTCTTTCTTTTCTTCATCGTTGTTCTTGTTCATCCTTATTTCTACTTTCAATTAATTTTACTGATTGCTTAACTGTCCTCTGAAACTGTTTCAAATACTTCTTAGACTTAATGGTGGTTTTCGAGATCTGATGCTTTAACGAATGTTCCATCTTTCATCTCGCCCTTTCTGTCTTTGATTTCGTTATATGCCATTTCTATGCACTCGATAAAATCTAAGTTTTTAACCTGGCATACTGTAAGCAAGTCTTCCAGCACCCATGTCACTTGTAGGCGAATATTATTGTTGTTATCGCTGTATATAGTGTCTGCTGCTAACATTCCAATTTTCTGCATCAGCTTTATACTGTATAGCGTTGAATCGTTGTCATTTTCTTCATAACTTCTTTGAGTAACATTAAATGCTTCTAGTACTTCATCAATTTTTATTCCTTTTTGCTGACAGTAGATGATGATTACAACAAACACATCACCAACTGCATCCTTCACTAAATCAATCTTCTTTTTAGCGATACCAGCAAATAATTCTCCCGCTTCTTCACCAAGCTTCAATATCTGCTTACGTGGATCTTTATCATGTAATCCTCGTTCTGTAGACCACTCTCTAATCAGTTCTGCATATTTAATTAATTCGTTTGTCATTGTTCATTCTCCTTTATTTCTTTTTCAGGTTGCCATGGCATTACTTCATCTATTCCTATATAGCTTGGATATTCTTCTTTACTCACTTCTTGAACGTCCACTATTTCTTTTTTAATTTTTACGTTGTTAGGATGGCTATTTATCACTTGCATAGCTCTATCTTTAGCATGTTCTATATCCTGTGCCTCAACAACACAGAATGGATGAAAGAAGACTGCTCCTTGCATTATTTCGAAAGTTATTTTGTAAATCATGTTTCCCCCACCTTAGTTATAGATTGGTTGTAGTGGCCATACATAGACCTCTTTAAATTCCTTCGTATTCATAAATCCGTTAATTTCATAGGCTACTGCGTTCCAGGTATGACCCCTAAAATACTTTCTGCTTTCTCTACCACTTTTGTCTCTGATCACGCAACGTAACTCTTTTGTTACTTCATCCTCTGTCACTACTTTGCTATCAATCAATCCAGTGAATTGACTGATTATAGCTTTCGCATATCTGTCCATAACTTATCTCCTTCACATATAATCGAATAATGTAGGTTGTCTTTCAGGCCTTACGTTCTTGTATTCAATGTGCAATCCGTCTTTTAGGAAAAAGCCTTCAACTGCTAATAATTTTCCTTTGCTATCATAAGCGTTATATATATCGAAAGGTCCCATAGTTCCGCCTTTTTCACTTTGTCTAAACTCAATGACTGCAACGTTGTTTACTCCTATTTCTAAACTTTTGTTGTTTGTTGATACTCTGCTGATTATTTTATTCATCGTTCACACCTCAATATCCTGCTGAAATATATGTTTTATTTAAGATGCCTTTAATCTGGTCTGTATATCCGAATATTTTGACCATATCTTGATAGAATTCTTGATTTTGATTTAAATATTCGAGATACTCTCTTTTCATCGGCATGTTATATCTAAAGTAATTTTTGATATCAGTTTCTTTACTGTCTCTCTTTTGCGGTACTGTACCATCCCATTGACTTGCTGCATTTTCATGTGTATGGCCACTTCTTAATCTTTGCCTATACTTTATTTCACTAATTCCATTTGCCTTTGCTACTTCTAAATATTTAAAATATTGTCTGTCGTAAACGATTTGATATACTCTAGACATTTAAGTCACCTCTTTAAAACGGTAAATCGTCATCACTAATATCTATTGGTCCATCTGCATTAGCAAATGGATTATTACCTGGCATTGTCTCCTGTGCCTTTTTCTCTCGTTCAGCATAATCATTTGTTTTTTGCGCTTGCGGATAATCATCATAGTGATCTCCACCATTTCTTGAATTCTTCGGTTCTAGGAATTGAACTGATTCACATACAACTTCAGTTACATATACTCGTCTACCTTCTTGATTGTCATAGCTACGTGATTGTAATCTTCCATCGACTCCAGCTAAACTTCCTTTGTGTAGATAAGTATTTACGTTTTCTGCTTGCTTACGAAATACGATACAGTTTATAAAGTCTGCTTGTCGCTCGCCTTGTGCATTAGTGAATGTACGATTAACTGCTAATGTGAATGATGCTACAGCTATTCCAGACTGAGTAACTCGATATTCAGGATCCTTTGTTAAACGTCCTACTAAGACCACTCTATTCAACATCTGATTCACCCCAACTAATATAGATTCCGGTGATTAGATTATTGTTAGGTGACTTAGGTGAGTAAACTCTTTTGATTAAGTCTTTACCAATTTCTAAATGGTCAGCGAGATCGTCGATAAATCTATTTGAGTTGTGCGTAATAATATATTTAAGACTTACATCCACGCTTAAAAGATCATCAAACGCAATCAATGTAGATGACGCGCCTTCTTTTGAGGATGTTATAATCTTTTGTTCTACCAAATCAAAGGCTTTTTCAACATTATTGCTGTATGCTTCTTTTTGATTTTTTAATGCCGCTTCAATAGTTTTATTCATTGGTTCTCCTCTTTTCACTTTATAATTTGTTATGTTCTGTAACTTTTTACTGTATAATTTTCTTAATCTCATAGGAAAGGTGGTGAATCTAATGTCAAATTTGAGTTTTGATCCAAATGATTTTGCAGCTGCATATTTACAAACTTTTGGTGTAGATGATACTGAATGCGTTACAGAAAGAGATAGAATTGAAAAAGCTCTTACTATTTATCTAGCTTGCATTTCTATATCTACAGAACGCGTTCAAAAGTTTCATGTAAATAATGATTCAAACGAATCGGATCTAAATTAATTACTTCAACTGCGTTTTTATTACACGCTCTCTTAATCTCCTCCGCCAAGATGACGATTAAGAGGGCTGTTTTTAATACCTGTAATTTGTTCATAAATTCTGCTCCTTTATCAACAAGTTATTTTTTGTTACTTTTTACTGTATAATTTTCTTAATCCAATTAAGAAAGGTGGTGAAATTATGTCCCAACAATATTATTTCAATAAGTTTTCCGATAAGAATAACAAGCATGAAGTCCATACAGCATCATGTTCATATCTTCCTTTAAATAAAATTTATTTAGGTCATTTTAGTAACTGTAAAGATGCTATAAAAGAAGCGAAGGCTCTTTATCCTTTCTTAGAATATGATGGTTGTTATCATTGCTCTAACGAATGTCATACTGTTTAGATAATTCTTTAGTCACTAAATCAACATAATTTTGCTTAAATCCATCTCTTTCTACTAACACTTTTTTGGACTCTTTTGCTCTCTTAATCTCCTCCGCCAAGATGACGATTAAGAGGGCTATTTTTAATGCTTGTAATCTATTCATGTCACATCCTACTTTCACTGATTTTATTAACGGCTATACTTAATGTCTGGTCATCGTACTTCTTCTTTATTTCTTCTACAGCTTCTTCAACTGAAATTGCTTGGACAATCTGACTTAAGTTTGTAATTACCGTATTGTTCCTCTTGCTCAGCAAGTCGTAATACACTTTGAAATACTTTGTAGCTCTAGTGGATTTATCAATCATGAAGCGGTGCATTATGCCATCTATATCTCTTTTTACGATTATCTTACCGTCTAAGATGTCTAACAATTGCTCTTTAGTAAATGTCACTTCTTTATGCATGATGTCTGACACCGCCTTTATCCTCAAACTCTCTTGCACTTTCTTCGAGTTCTTTTCTTAACTTCTCACGTTCCTTTTCAAGATCATCATCGCTTAGCTCATTTGTGTCATTACACATTGGTGCTTTTTCAGATTGATTGTTAATCCATCCAGGTGTCATTTCTTTACTCGTGTTATTTCTAAAGCTTTGAGCTTTATTTGATCTCAATGTCGCTTCTTGTTTTTCATATGCTTTAATATCTTCTACAGTTCGATGTGTTGTTCTTAACCAATTATTTAGAATCCCTTTAACATAACTCCAATTCGTTTTTTCAGGTCCTCGATAAGCAGCAATCTCTAATGCCAGCTTTACAATGTCCTGTCCTTCATCACCGAATTTATCGATATAGTAGTTCATGTCATTATGAATTACAGATGTGAGTATTCCGAATTGTGCTTCTTCGTAATATTCAAATGGATTCATTTTGTTTAAATCTTCGGCAGTCGTCGTACTACTATTACTACTTGTAATATTATTTCTTGTAGTATTAATACTTGTAATATTCTCTTTGACATTTTCGTCAATAGGGGTAATCATATTTTTATCAATAGGTATTGATTTTTTCGTCAATAGGGTATCTTCTTTTTCGTCAATAGGGGTATTGACGTTTTTATCAATGGGTATTGACGTTTGAGTAATGGGATAGATACGTCTTTGAATGACTTCTTTACCTTTGTAAATTAGTTCAACTTTAACGTGCCCAGCTTTCTCTAAGCTTGATATATTTCGTGATATCGTTTCTTTCGTTACGTCAAATATTTCTGCAAAGTAATTATTACTAGCTGTACAATAGCCGTACTTATTTGATAATGCTGTTATATCTGCAAATAGCAATTTCGCTTTGTCAGATATATTCTTGTCATATCTGACATTAGCGCTTAATATTGCGTAATATGATGGTTGTTCCATAGAGATCCTCCTAGTGCTATTGTTTAGTCATTCTTTCTTCAAACTGTTTTATATCATGTATTGCATCTGACAAATTTGTATAACTTTTGTGAGTAGTCATGCTTGTCGGTCCTACTCCGTCCATGCCAAAGCGAACAAGTTGTATATGCCAGGAACGTCCTTTGATAAAAATAAATACTTTATGATTACCAAACGATTTAAACCATTCTAGGTTATAACTTGTAGTTTCCTGAAATCCCGCTTCTTCGAGTAAATCAATATCACCATATCTAGTAGCCATTATTTTTCACCTCATTATTTAAAAATCTATTCATAAAGTACTGTTGTCCTTTACCTGTGACTTTAGGTGTCTTACTTATAGAAACGTGCCCATCAGAATGAGTGATTGATGTTTCTTTGATTTCAAATAGGCCACGTTCCATTGAGTATTGTGTTGGCATATTGTAATCGGTGCCTTTACGTTTGATTAAAAAGCCGTTATCTCGCAAATAAGCAAATAAACGCTTCGCTCCGATATCAATTCCATTCTGTTTCAGTAATTTGGCCAACTCACCAACTAAAATAGATGTCTTACTTGCTGCAACTGCATCTGCGAAGATGGTCTTTGGTTTGTCGAGCTTAATTTGCTCCTCAAGTGCAATGATCTTCTTATCAGCAATCTGCAACGCTCTTTTCATAATCATCTCTGGACTGTTCCAATGCTTCTCAACTTGAATGAAATACTGTCTCGCTTTCTTTCCTGGTTCACTTCTTTGAATCATCGAAATTTCTTTGGCCATGTCGAGTTTTATTACATGATCAATCTGTTCATAAGTACGCGCTCTTTTTTGAGCTTCTACTTTTTGAACAACAGATATATAATCATGGTTTTCTTCAAATCCATATTTAAGCATCCTAGGGAACCAATCTTTATATTCCGTTTTCACTTCTAATGCTTGATGTAACATTCTGCCACTCACAACTACTTCACCATTATCATTTTCTCGAATGGGTATTAATTGATTATGTTTATTTATTTCTATAATTTCGTTCATTTCATTACCTCCATGTGATATAATTAAGGTGTTCAATTTCATAAACTCATATGTGTAAACCGCTTCTAAACTACGAATTTAGATGCGGTTTTTTATTTGTCTTGTAATAACTTGCCTGCATCAGTACCTCCATAGATGATTAACATTAAGAAAAACATGATTGTAACTGTTAAAGCTAATAGATCTATTGAAGTGTTAATAGCCATGCAATAAATTAAGCTAATTGATACCGCTACCAATGTAAGTAGCGCTTGTATAATAATCGCTAATAAATACTTCATTTTTTTTGTTTCTCCTTTATAAGTTTTCTATACACTTCTAGACACTCTGGATATAAATACAAGACTCTGGTTCCATGCTTGACTGTTATATCCATGAAATCTGGGTGATTCGTATAATGATCTGTCAAAGTTGTCTTGCTTAATCCAGTTAATTCAACTAACTTTTTCATATTTATAGATGCATATATGTGTTTAAATTCATTCAGTTTCTCCTCAACTTTTTCCTTTACAACTTCTTCTATTAATTCATCAGGAATTGATATTTGCATAATTTACCTCCTTAAAATTATTACGAAGTCTCATAAATGCGACTTAATTTATAAAAAAAATAGAGATTGATTCCTTTTTTGTCAGTCTCAGTATTTTAACAATAGTTTCTATTTCACCTATCGTAAAATTATTACCATTATCTTTCATTTTTCTGTATAAGGTGCTTCTTCCCATACCGATTTTCTCAGCAAATTGTTCAAGATTATAACCTTTACTTGCAATCATTTTTTTTAGTTCTTTAATATCTACCATATTCCACTCCTTTTAAGTCTCATTTGTGCGACTTCGTAACTTAATAATAGCATAGCCATGTTTAAAGTCAATAATTTAGTTGCATAAATGAAACATTTTATTGTTGCAAAAATGAAACGTAAAATTTATAATGAACTTGTAGACAAAAAGACTACTAGGAGGATTTTTATGTGTGTCGGTGCAAGAATTAAAAAATTAAGAATAAAGAGAAATGTATCTGCCGACGATTTAGCTAAAGCTGTTGGAGTATCAAGAGCAACTATTTTTAGGTATGAAAATGGTGATATTGAAAAAATGCCAGCTACTACTCTCGAAAAAATTGCAAAGTATTTATTTACTACACCAGCATATTTAATGGGTTGGGAAGAAGATAACTCTAATTCTAATGATCACAATGAGATTGCTGAGACAATAGCTGCCCATATTGATGATGATGCCACTGAAGAAGAAATAGAAGAAATATTAGCATACATAGAAATGAGACGCAATTTAAGAAATAATCGAAATAAGTAAGGAGTTGTGAAGATGCAACTTAGAGAGAGATTATTAGATCCTTATCCAAACATGGTAATTGAATATGATGAAGATATGCCTGTTAAAATGGGAGGATTATACGAAAGATACTTTGAATATCCTAACGGGATTATCACTTTAGCAGATAGACTTAATTATTATATGCAAAATGGTCACTTAGCTGAAGAAATCGGGCATCATGAAACTTCATATGGTGATATCACTAATGCATATAGACGACAATATAATGTTGATGCAGCAAGACAAGAATTAAGAGCTAGAAGATATGGCCACAAACTTATACTACCCTTAGAGCGATTAATTAAATGCTATGAACATGGGCATTGGGGAGATATATACGAAATGTGCCTTTGCTTAGAAATAGATCGTAGTCACTTTAAGAATATTATTGATGATTATAAAAGTAAGTTTGGACAATATGTAAAATACGATGGTTACAGGATACAATTTGAACCTTTAAAAATTGAAGAATATTAATTTAGATATTCGGCTCTACAGCCTTTATCATAAATATAAAATTTAAGGAGATGGTTGTTTTGGCAAAAAAGAAAGATGAAGTGTATTATGATGAACAAGGTGAAAAAGTCATTGTAAAAAAAGACAGTAAAGCTAAATGGTTTTTATTAGGTTGTGGCCTTCCGTTATTATTATTAATTGGTATTATTGTATTATTTACAGCTTGTACGGGAAGCGTAGTAAATGAAGTTGATAAGGACATTAAAAAAACTGAAAAGAAGCAAGACGATGTCGCTAAAAAGAAATACAAATTAGGAGATACAGTTGATGCTGGTGGCGTTAAAGTAAAAATTACAAATATTGAATTTGTACAACCTGATAACGATACTATCTCTCCTGAAAATGGTAAAATCTTAAAAATCACTTCAGAAGCAAAAAATGAAACTGATGAACAAGTTTTATATTCAGATAGTGATATGAATGTAAGTGTAAATGGCAAAAACTATGGTGCTTATTCAGGTATGGTTGAAGATTCAAACAGTGGATTTACTGAACAAATCAACAATGGAAATACTGCCGGCGGATACCAATATTATGATGTTCCAGAAGCTGATGAATATGTAATAGAACTTGATTATATGCCTTCTTTTACATCATATAAAGCTAAATATTACATTAAATCTTCTGAAATTAAAAATGCTCAATAA